ATTGGTAGTTATATATGGGTACCAAAAGATGCACAATCGTGGAATGTTTACAAGCATATTGTATCGCCTATATCTATTGAATCTATTGAAAAGACAACATTAGGATTTAAAGCAAACTTTAGTAAGCCTATTACGTTTGTAGAAGGCGATATTGTTGGATTCAATAATATTAATAATGAAGTTAATGGCTTTTGGATTGTACAAAATATTGGATATACAGATATTGAGATACAACTAGATAATCCAATAACTGAAGATTTTATTGACCTAGCAGATAGCACTCTTGGAATAGTATCAGAACTATCATCACGTAGAGTATCAACTCCTGCAGATATAAACAATATTACTAAACTTTATGATTTAGACGATGATGATAGAGTGTGGGTTGACAATACTGGAAACGGAACATTTGGAGTATACGACAGCAGTATTATACGTAGTTTTAAACAAAGTATTACAGCACCTGAAATAGACAATAGGGAGTTTGGATCAGCTGTATCTGTTAGCAACAATAATACTACATTGGCAGTTGGAACACCTGATAAAGATGATGGCAAAGTTTATGTATATACTCGTGGCAGCGAAGCCAGTGAATTTAAATTAAAACAGACATTAGAACCATTGTCTAATCATCATGATGGTGGTGCGTTTGGTACAAGTGTTGAAATAACAGACAATGGTCAGTATTTGTATGTTGGCGCACCAACTGCTGCTAATGTTAAAACACGTTATAGAGGTATATTTACTGAAGGAGAAAGTTATCTAGCAGGCGATTATGTAAGTCAACGTGGAGCAATATGGAGAGCACTAGTTAATGTTACAGCAGAAAGTTCTACTATTAATCTACTAAGTCAAGATTGGGAAATATCAGAACTAATAGTTACAGACACATCTGGAACAAGTCTTGGATATGCAAACCAAGGCGTGGTTTACATTTATAAAAGACTAATAGATCAGTCTTTTGATTTAGTAGACATTATTCTAAGTCCAGATCCAACAGAAAACGAACAGTTTGGTATTGCAATTAAATCAGCTTCTCCAAGTGATTTCCAACATAATACTGTTATTAGAAGTCTTAGAGACAACGGCCGTGTTTACTTTGTTAACAACAAAGGGCAAGATGCTGTAACATCTTATGCATATTCAAGAGACACAAACTACAAAGGTGAATGGGAAAGTATTGCAAAATATATTCCTAATAATATTGTCTACTATGAAGGCGAACTTCGTCAAGCTAATACAACAGTACTTGCAGGTAATCCTTTTGATAACAGTCAATGGGACGTACTTGATACATATGTTGATTATTTAGGTTATGTTCCTGATTCTTCAGAAGAAACAGCGCCAGCTCTTGACGATAGTAGTGATTTTTTAAATGCATTGGGCATCGGCACAACTTATGATATTAGTAAAAATGGCGAAGTATTGGCACTTGGTGGTATACAAAACGGCGGCGAATATCGTATTGCAATCTATAGAAAAACAAACGGCAGATTTGTGTTTGACGAAAACATCAACCCTGCAACCGAAAACGAAGCGTTTGGAACTACATTAAGTTTAAATGACGATGGTTCTAAAATAGCAATAGGCGCACAGCTATCAAATATCAATGGTATTTACAATGGTGCAGTATATGTATACAAACTTACAAACGAAGCATATGTTCAAGATCAAATATTGCTTGCACCCAACGGAGAAAAGACTGAAAGATTTGGCACAAATGTAAGTTTTAACTCTAATAAACTTGCTGTAACAAGTCGCAACGGCGATACCGCAGCATATGTAACATTTGATCAAGAACTTACAGAGTTTGATAATAAAGCAACAAATATATTTGATAAAATCAAAGATAATGGACAAGTTTATGTATACGAAACATTAAACAACAAGTTAGTATATGCTGAAAAACTTTATTCACAAGTAGACATATCTGATTCTTCTAATATATTAAGTGTATTAAATAGAAATCATTTGTATGTTATTTCGATTGGAACTACTGTTGATGATAAAACAGGACTGATTCAAGATCATAGAACTGATTTAAATGCTACTGCTTGGAATATTAATAGTCAAGGCGATAGTTATGTTGATATTGATAAAATCAAAGGTGTGTGGCTATATGATACAAACACAAATGATTTAATCACATATCTTGATTACATAGATCCAATAGCAGGCCGTATTGCCGGACCGGCAGAACAAGAACTTAGTTATAAAACTTATTATGATCCAGCAGTTTACAATGTTGGTACTAGAGATACCGGTGTATCAGATCTTTGGGGGAAACAACAGGTTGGAAAACTATGGTGGAATCTCGATGCTATAAAGTGGTATAATCCATATCAAGGAAGTATACAATATAAATCAAATACATGGAATCAGATTATTCCTGGATTTAGTGTAGATGTATACGAATGGGTTGAGAGTGACTTGTTACCAAGCGAATGGGATCAAATAGCTGATACTACCGAAGGCTTAGCCAGCAGCATAAGTGGAACATCATTATACAGTGATGATTCTTATGTAAGAGCAAGAGTATATGATAGTGTAGCAAATGTATTTGCACCAAAATATTATTTCTGGGTTAAGAATAAAAATACACTGCCTACTACATATGGCAGGAAGATTAGTTCGTTTGATGTTGCAAACTTAATAGCAGATCCAGCAGGACAAGGTTATAGACATGTTACATTACTCGATGGCAAAAAGTTTGCATTACATAATATAAAAAATCTAGTAAAAGACAAAGATACTATTTTGCATGTTGATTACTATGTTCAAGACAATGCAGAAAATAGAAATATTCACAGCGAGTATGCATTAGTTGTTGAAGGATTAGCATCTAGCAAGCCAAACAATGACATTGTCGACAAGTGGGTTGATAGTTTAGCAGGCTACGACAGAAACGGAAGAGTTCTGCCTGATTTAAATATTAGTGTTGCTCAAAGATACGGTATTTTAAATAATCCAAATCAAACTATTTTTGTTAATAGACAAGAAGCATTAAAACAAGTTGTTGAAAGAGTAAACGGAGTATTGTCTCAATATACAATAGTTGATGATTTTGATATTTCTCCATTATTCCAAACAGAAACTCCTCCAAGTAAGTTTAGCAATGAGTGGGATACTCAAATTGACAGTGAAAGTTTGTTGAGATTTGTAGGTACTGCAAAAATCAAACAAGCAACTCTTACGCCTATTATTGTTGATGGAACTATTACAGGTGCAACTATTACGCAATCTGGTAGAGGATATGTTGATAGTAACTATACAACAGGCAAACGTCATGGTCCTACTGTAACTGTAGAAGGACAAGGTTCCGGCGCAGAGTTAAAAACTTACATCAACAATCTTGGTCAAGTTATTGAAGTTGAAGTAGTTGATGGTGGCAAAAACTATTTAAATGATACTACGCTTATTGTGCGTCCATTTAGTGTCCTTGTAACAACTGACTCCGAAGTAGGCGGCCTATGGGCAGTGTACAACTGGATGTCTTCTACACAGGAATGGTTTAGAAACTATATTCAAAGCTATGATGTTAACAAGTATTGGAGATATGTTGATTGGTATTCAACTGGATATAACGAAGTTACATCTATTGATTTTGTGATTGACGGAAGTTATGCACTTGAAGCATTAGACGATAAACTAGGAAATACTGTTAAGATTGAAAATATTGGCAGCGGCGGCTGGATATTATTAGAAAAGATTGACAATCAAGTTGAAGTAGACTATACTATTAACTATAAAGTAGTAGGTAGACAAAATGGTACAATAGAGTTTAGCAATACACTATATCAAAACGATGCAGTTGGATTTGATAATATAATCTATGATATATCGTTATATGATAGCGAACCAACAGACGAAATAAAAATAATACTATATGCACTAAGAGATAACTTATTTGTTGATCAGCTAGAAGTAGAATGGAACAAACTATTCTTTAGTAGCATTAGATATGCAATGAGCGAACAAGTTGATTTAGATTGGATATTTAAATCAAGTTTTGTAGTTGCAAAACACAATGTCGGAGAGCTTACACAAAAAGTAACATATCAAAACGACAATCTTCCAAACTATCAAGATTACATAGAAGAAGTAAAACCGTATAGTACTAAGATTAGAGAATATATTAGTTCTTATGGTAGAACAGAACCAACACAAACTAGTGTTACTGATTTTGATTTACCACCTCGTTATGATGCAGAGCGTGGACAGATTATTAGCGAAACTATTAAGTTTTTCAACAATGGCATTACTGGTATAAATGATACTACAACTACATATCCACAAAAGCATTGGTTAGATAATGTTGGATTTGAAATAACAGAGTTTGTGGTTTACACCGGCGGCAGCGGATATACTGACACTGCAAATGTAACAGTAAGCGGAGGCGGTGGCCCAACACTAGAAGGGCTTGCTTATATCGGCGGTGGCTCTATACAATATATAGAAGTTAATACTACAGGCGCAAAATACTTTACAACACCAACTGTAACAATAAACGGAAGTTTAACAGAGGATGGTGTTGATGCAGTTGTTTATGCACAAATAGGAAACAGTGTAATCAGATCAACTCATATGTTAATGAAGTTTGATAGAGTTGTTGGTGCATATTACTTTACTACATTAGATGAAACAGAAACTTTTGTTGGCAACGGTGGTTTAACTGATTTTAGTTTAAAATGGCCATTGAGTACAAACAGTGCTGATATATCAATAACTGTAGCTGGCGAACCGCAGTTACTTAGTGATTTTGTATCATCAAATGTTATTGATACAACCAAAACCTTTGATAGATTTCGTGGTAAAATAACATTTGCAAATGCACCTGCAAATAATGCTCAGATTGTTATAAACTATAAAAAATCATCTAGTTTATTAACAGCCGAAGATAGAATAAACTTCTTCTATAAGCCTACTACAAATATGCCAGGAAAAGAACTAAGTCAGCTAATGGACGGTGTTGATTACGGCGGCGTACAAATGGATAGTATCGGCTTTGGAGAAAATACCGGATTTGATGCAAACGGGTTTGGTATTGATTTTGATACATTTGACACTAACTACGAAGACGAGATTATTACACTAGATGGTAGTACTCAAATAATAACACTGAGTAGTGTTTTAGACTCAGGTGTAACATACAACGTGTATCTTAACAATGTAAGAATAGATGATCCTGCATATGACGGAGTTAGTGTAACAGCTAATCCAAATGCAAAAATGGTATCACCACAAGGCGACAATATTACAAATACTATATTCTTAGATAGTGATGTTATAGAAACCAAAGACGGCGATATTGTGATCATTAGAAAATCTACTAGTGATGGTAGTTTTACTCCAGAGTCAACAGCATTTGATGTAAGTTTGCAAGGTGGAAACTTTGAATATACAACTGCAACTGGAATAGATTCTGGAGATATAGTTGTTGATGGCGACGGATTTGTTACAGAAACAAACAGTAAAGGACCAGAAGAACAAGTTCCGGGACAAGTACTAGATACAGTTGATATTCAAGTGTACAATAGAAGTTCAGACGGACAAGGTGTTATTAGTGTTAGAAACTATATCACAGATGGCACAACTATCGAATGGGAGTTTGATAGTTTTCCACAATCAAATACTACACTGATTGTAAAAGTTGACAGCGATATTATTGATAACAACGATCTAAATGTTGATTATGAAAACAAAGTTATAAGTTTAAATGATAGTACAGCACTAGATGCAGGAAAAAATCTTTCTATACTATCAATCGGAACTAACGGAGTTGATTTACTTGATAGTGATAATATTGTTTCTACTGGTGACACTTTTATATACGATTTGCCAATCACATGGAAAACTGGATTAAGTTCTTTTGTAACAATCAATGGTGTATTACAAAATGATACAACTGACTACGGGCTTACAGAATCAGATAACAATACAGCACAGCTGGAGTTTCCGATTAAAATAACTGCCGGCAAAATTATTGGATATACAATATATGATGGTAATGTAAACCAATACAGTCAGATGGTAATCGACAATACCTTTGCAACAGATGGCCAAAATAAAGTTCATAGATTTACAAATGATGTTGCATTGCCTATTATTAATAAGCCTCTTGCACATAATATTTTAGTCAAGCGTGGAGATGGTAGATTCTTAAATGCAGGCTATAGAAAAAAATATACAATAGATAGTAATAGATCATATGATATTGATAGATGGCAGTTTGAAGATACAACAGCCGTTAGAAATACAGATGTTATACTTTATATTAATGGTTCTATTGTTAATGTTCTTGATTACTATTATGATACTGCAAACGGTAGAGTAGAACTTCTTAACAACAATGTTGGACTTATTGGAGATACATTAGAAATCTTTATTATTAGAGATGCAGAATATTACTTTATAAACACAACAGTAGAAATACAAAATGGCACAGCAGTTAATGATCCAGTAGTTGGGCAAGATATAAGTTTTGAATTGGCTGATGATAGTACTACAGTTATTGCTTGTGTTGAAAAGTTTAGTAGATCAGGTTCAACACTATTAATAGAACTACAAGGATATATTAGAGAATTATTCCAACTAAAAAGTATTGACGACACACCGGAGATTGTAGCAAGTTGGGAAAATGATAGTACAAAAGCAGTTATTGGAGATATTACTCTTATAGAAACAGATATTTTATCATTAACTGAAGCACCAGCTGATTGGGAAACTATAGACATCTATGTATTCAGTAATCACGATATAAACGGATTTGAAAGAAATACATATGATATTGTTTGGAATACAAATCAAGCACCTGCTGGAACACAGTTTTATATTGATAAAAACTTATTAAGCAGAGGATTTATCAAACTTGAAAAACCTGCATTAAGTGCAAACTTTGTTTGGGTATTTAAAAATGGAATATTGCTTTCGCCACAAAACGATTATTCACTTGATGCTAGTGGAACAGGCGTTCAGCTTTACAGTAAAGTTACATCAAATGACAAAGTTGAAGTATTGCAGTTTACAGGATTAACAAGTAATCCTAAGTTTGGATATCGTATTTTCAAAGATATGTTAAATAGATTCCACTTCAAGCGTTTAAATAAAGACAACGAATACGAGTTGCAACAACCATTAAACTATTATGATTCTAATATTCAACTAGTTGACAGTACAGGTATTCAAGAACCTAACAAGGCATTGGGTGTACCGGGTGTTGTTTGGATAGACAAAGAGCGTATTGAATATTTTAGTGTTGATGGCAACCTTCTTAGACAGATAAGAAGAGGTACTTTAGGCACAGGCATTAAAGAACAATATTCAACAGCAACAAAAGTACAAGGCCAGGGTATAGAAGAAAATATTCCTTACAAAGACGAAACATCTAAAACTATGTTTGTTGGCGATGCTAGTACCAAGGAGTTTATACTTGATTTTGTTCCAACTAGTATTAACGAGATTGATGTATTTTTAGCTGGAGCTAGATTGCGTAAAGATAACATTATAACATTTGACAAAACAGTAGATCAAGATTCACCTGAGGCAGATGTAACAATAGATCCTGAATATACTATTGAAAATATATCAACAGAAAGCGGCACAGTAACCGTGCTAACACTTGCAGATTATATTGACCCTCCTGCAGACGGAACATTTATTGAAGTTGTTCGTCGAACAGGAAGAATATGGAATGATACAGGAAAAACTCTAGCAGATAGTGAAAATCAAATAGCTAGATTTATAACAGACAAAACAATATCGCTACCACGATAAATACAGTATAGAAACGGAATGGAAACATGATTAACGAACAAAGCGGTGTACACCTCGAAGGACACATAAAAATACACAATCCAGAAAGTGGGCATGTATTTGTTAACAAGCGCAATGCTATTCATTATGAAAATATGAGTATTAGTCTTGCTGAAAGTCTTGGCAATGCTGGATCAGGCTACATATATCAAATGGGGTTTGGCAACGGCGGAACAACTGTTGATCCAACTGGTATTATTACATACTTAACACCAAACAGCACAGGTACAAATGCAAGTTTGTACAATCAAACATATGCAAAAGTGGTAGACGATCGCAGTGTAAACAATGTTGACCCTCAAAGAAATAAGATTGAAACACGTCACGTTACTGGTACAAACTATACAGATATTGTTGTAAGTTGTTTGTTAGATTATGGAGAACCAGAAGGACAAGATGCATTTGATACTGCTGCTAATACAGAACAACAGTTTGTATTTGACGAGCTAGGGCTAGTCGGATATTCATCTAGCGGAACAGGAAGACTTCTTACACATGTTATTTTCCATCCAGTACAAAAATCACTCAATAGGTTAATACAAATTGATTATACTGTAAGAGTACAAAGTCTTTCGGGAGGTAATACTTAATGGCATATGAGATTCCATTCACTGATCAATCCAATAAGGGTATTATAACTGTTGAAGATAATGCAATCAATACCGAAACTAGTTTAAAACTTCCAGGCAGATTATTATCAGATTACGGAGTTGCTGTTAATGAAAACTTTTTAAAACTATTAGAAAACTTTTCAAACGCTAACCCGCCATTAAATCCTGTTGAAGGACAACTTTGGTATGATACTACAGACAGCATAGATCAGTTAAAAATATATGATGGTACAAACTGGGTTGCAGCCGGCGGCCTAAAAAAGAACGCATCAGAACCTGATAGCACAAACAGTGTTAAAGGAGATCTTTGGGTTAATACATCAACTAGTCAGTTATATTTGTATACAGGCAGCGGCTGGTTATTAATAGGACCAGATTTTAGTAACGGAAATACTACTGGAGCAAAATCAGTTGAGTTAATAGATACCGGTGATGTTACCCGAACGGTAGTTGTAGTATACATTGAAAATATACCAGTTACTATTACAAGTAGAGTTGAGTTTTCACCTAAAACAGCATTTGCTGGATTTAATAGCACAACACCAATAAAAGTTGGAACAAACTTTAGTCAAGCATTGACTACAGCAAAATTTAATGGTACTGCAACAACAGCAGAAAACTTGTTAGTAAGTGGCGGAGTTATTCCAAGTTCTGCATTTATGCGTAATAATATTGTTAATCAGTTAGCTGAAAAACTACAAATCAAAACAAATGACGGATTAGAAGTTGGCGTTTCGAAAACACTAAGTGTATTAGTTGAAGGCAACAATAGCATTATTGAAAATGCTGTACCAGGCGCACCAATAGATTTAAGAGTCAACAACAACGGAATATTTTCAATACCGATTAGAGTTAAAGGAAACACTAATGTAGGTATTAACAACTTATCTCCAACTGAAAGTTTAGATGTAGTTGGAAATCAAAAACTTGCTGGTAACTTAACTGTAACCGGAACAACAGGACTGACAGGCAATACTAGTGTAACTGGAAATTTAACCGTAACAGGAAACTTTGATGTTGACGGCAGTTTAACTACAACAAGTATAATGCCTGACACAGCAAATGTTTATTCTATTGGATCGTCAGTACTGCCATATGATACACTTCATGCTAATCGTATAACAGGCAGTCTAACAGGTAACGTAACAGGTAATGTTAGTGGAACAGCAGGTAGTACAGCCAAACTTAATAGTGTAACTACATTTTCATTAGCAGGCGATGTTAGTGCAACAAGTTTTACATTTGACGGACAAACAGGCGGCTCTTCAAAAACGTTTACATCAACTATACAATCAACTGCTATTTCTGACAGGGCAGCAGCATCTAGTGTAAACAGAACAACCGACGAAGTGTTGTTGAATCAAGGCGGAACATTAGTTAAAGCAACACCTGATCAACTGATTGGATCTATTGATACTATGCCAGTAGGCACAGTGATAATGTTTGGAGGCCTAGTTGCACCCGATGGGTGGTTTATTTTAGATGGCGCTGAAAAATCATTAACAACATATGGTAACTTAGCAACAGTATTAGGATATCTTGCAGCAGATCCAACAACATGGTATCACGGAACTCCAAGCGATCCAAATACATTATTTAAGATTCCGGATATGCGAGGAAGATCGCCTGCAGGACTTGGTAGAGTATTAGCATCTAATAATAGAATTACAGACGGAACAGTAGGTGTTATGGGCGGCATAGGAGGTAGCGAGGATGTTACCTTAGCAGCAGCCAACTTGCCGGAACACGAACACGATTTACGAAGCAGTACAGGAGAGCAGTTTTATGCTACTACAACAGCTACAGCAACCGCATCTGAAGTTGTACCCAATGACGGTGATTCGTCTGGAACTGGATCTCGTCTACAAACATCAGGAGGTGTAGTAGATATAGCAAACGATGCAGTAGATATAACAAATCCGTATGTTGCACTTAACTTTATTATCTATCACGGAGTATCATAAATGGCCTATAAACTAAACAAAACAGACGGATCGCTACTAGTAGAACTAGTTGATGGTAGGTTAGATATATCCAGTGCTGATATTGCACTAATAGGAAAAAACTATCAAGGGTTTGGTGAAAGTATAAATGAAAACTTTATTAAAATGTTGGAAAACTTTAGTAATAGTACAGCACCAGTTAAACCGCTCAAAGGCCAACTTTGGTATGATACTTCTACAGGTAGATTAAAAATATACGATGGTATAACATTTAGAAGTACAGATAGTACAATATATGCTAGTTCTCAACCGTCAGAACTAATACCAGGAGATATATGGATAGACGGATCTAAAGATCAGTTGTTGTTTTGGAACGGAGTTGAAGCAGTATTAGTAGGACCATCATATACTAAAAATCAGCTTAGGTCAGGCGATGAAATAGAAACTATCAAAGATACTACAGGACAAAATAGAGTAGTTATTAAAAAATATTTAAACGGTAGTCTATATGCTGTACTTTCAAAAGAGACTACAACATTTACACCATTTCCGGCTATCACAGGATTTACAGATTTAAAACAAGGTGTTAACATAAACACAGCATTTGTTGATTTTGAATGGCTTGGAAAAGCATCAAGTGCTGGAAAGATTGTTGACGAGCTTGGAAATGTTTTTGATCAAAATAGTTTCTTAAGTGCTGTAGTTGACGATGTTACAACAGGTCGACTAGCAATAGCAAATGACAACGGATTAAGTGTTGGACTTGATACAGATCTTACAATAAAAGTAAGTGGCCAAACAACGTTATGGCAAAACAATATTCAAGATGCTGATTTAAAAATAGATCTTAAAGACGTGTCTGGACAATACACTGCTATGCATTTTGATGCAGATACTAAGAAGATTGGTGTTTTTAAAGAAAATCCTGCATACACATTAGATGTTACTGGTGATTTACGTGTTACTGGAGATTTATTGATCGAAGGTGACGCTACAAGTTTAGATGTTGCTACATTAAGAGTTGAAGACCATCAGATTGAACTTGCAATTAAAGACGATAGTACATTAGCAACAGATAGTGAAGCAGACGACGGCGGTATTGTTATAAGAGTTGAAGGCGACGATAAACGGTGGACTTGGTTAAATTCAACCAACAGTTGGACTAGTAGTCATATTATCGATATTGAAAACGAGTTAAATTATTATGCTATTAACAGCACAAATGTTTTGTCTTTAGATACATTAGGGTCAACAGTTGTAAACAGTAGCCTAACAGGAATCGGACAACTTAATACATTAGTAGTAGGAAACAACCTGCAAAGTGATACAATGACATTTACTGAAGATCGTATCACAACAACTAATAATCTAGAGTTTGCATCAACTGGTAGTATAAACTTAATAAACAAAGTAAAAATAACAAATGTAGAAACTCCAGTAAGTCCACGTCGAAAAGCCGACAACGTATTATTAACAGAAGGTGCGGATCAAGATGTAATAGTTAAAAGATATGTTGATGACGAAATACAATCAGCAACTATTGTTATGGGAGTTGATGTTACTGGACTTGGTACTACATATGCAACAGGAACATATGGTGATACTTTGGCTGACGATGGATTGCTTACTAATATTGCTGTATTATTAACAGAACTATATCCAATACCAGTAGCGCCCTTTGACACACAAGGCAAAACAGCAAAAATACATGCTTACTATTATACAGGCTCGTCAGATCCGATTGATGTTAACACCGGCGTTGTAAAATCGTTAACAGCAGTTGACAGTGCTGGTACACAAAACGTTAATGTTATAGGCGATTTTACAATCAACTCTCCTACAGCAACAGTTAATCTAACAGCAACTAGACTAATAATAACTATGAAGATAAACAGCGGATTATGGGATGTCAATGGCAGCACAATAGCAGCATCGGCACTTTAACGATAAATAACATAAGAGCACTAAGCACGAGGAGCAACAATGGCCTATATTGTAAATAGATATAACGGTACACAGATAACAGTCGTTGAAGACGGCACAATAGATCAAACAACTGATCTAAAACTTATTGGTAAAAACTATAGTGGTTTTGGCGAAGCACAGAACGAAAATTTAGTTCATTTACTAGAAAACTTTAGAGGAACTACTGCTCCTGCTAAAGCTATAGATGGCCAGGTATGGTATGACGCAGGAACTACTAAACTAAAGTTTTATACTGGTAGTGCGTGGAAAACAGCAGGCGGCACAGAAGTTTCAAGTTCAGAACCAGCAGGACTAGATGAAGGCGACTTATGGTGGAGCAGTACAAGTAATCAACTGTACGGTAAAACAGCAGCAGGTGAATTTATCTTAGTAGGTCCTCAAAGTGCAGGCAGCGGAACAACACAGATGCTTAGTGTTAATGTTACAGATAACTCAGTTCCGTCAGTTGAAAAAACTATTATTGTTGCTCTAATAAATGATGTTAGTGTGTATGTAATTTCTGGAGAAGAATTTACATTAAATGGCGTACAAGCAGCTGGTGTTCCTTCGTTAACCGGATTTAGTTTAATCAAAAAAGGTATTACTTTAGTTAATAGTACTACAGGAATCACACAAAATGAGCTAGACCAGCCGGTTACCGGTGCTAACAATGAACCAATTATTTGGGGATCTGCAAATGATGCATTACGTTTAGGCGGCTTTTTAGCTAGTGATTATTTAAAAACAACTGATTCATTAGCATTGGGCGATGCTGGATTTACAGTTGGTAACAGTAACGATTTAAAAATAGACGTAAATGATGGCACAGTTCCAAGACTTGTAAACCAAAATAACGCAAGTAACAAGATATTGTTTGCATTAACTGCACCAGCAGCAGGATCAGCTGTAGGCATTGTTTCAATAAGAAACGCATCAGTTGATAAAGGAATTTATCCAGAAACAACAAACCTGTATAACATTGGTAGCGCAACCGAAAAGTTTAATACAATGTATGCTACTACATTTAACGGATCGGCAACAAGTGCCAATGCACTTGATGTAGGTGGTACTGCCCGCAGCGCATCTACTACAGCAGGAGTAAACACTATTGCAGCAAGAGATAGTAGTGGAAACTTAACTGCAACAGTATTCAATGGTACAGCAACTAAAGCACGTTATGCTGACCTTGCAGAAAAATATACAACAGAAGAAACACATCCAGTTGGAACAGTAATGGCAGTATCGAGTGCTAAGTTTACAGAATCACAAGATATTAGTGCCGAAACAAGACCTGCAAAATCTAGCGATTTTGCAATAGGTGTTATCAGTGAAAATCCAGCTTACTTAATGAATTCAGAAATCGACGGACAAGCTATTGCACTAAAGGGCCGTGTACCAGTAAGATGCACAGGCATAGTTCAAAAAGGAATGGCATTGTATGCATGGGAAGACGGAGTTGCTTCTCAAACTGCTACTAAAGCATTAGTTGGTATTGCATTAGAATCAAGCGACGATCCTTCAGAAAAGTTGGTTGAGTGCGTTTTAAAAGTGTAAATACTAAAAAGGAAAAGTTATGGCAGTCGGCGACATTATCTCACAATCAAGATACAACGAACTACAAGGAAAAATTTCAGCGTTATTAGGAGTTGGGTCTGGTGATAAAGGATACAACAATACTGTATCGAGTAATCCAGTTGCCGAAGGAAACGAAGTATTAGTTTCTGACATGAACACATTGTTTGCCGACTTTGAAAAAGTATATGTACACATTAATAATACTGCACCAGTTACTATTAATACAGTTGCTACTTCTAATGAAATAGAAGATGCTTTATATAATGCATATGAAATATTAATAGTTGAACTAGAAGACGATAGATTTATTCTAAATGGCAATCAAGCTGACATAGAATCAGGCGGAGTTAATAGTGTAAGAGATGGAGCTACATCGCCTTGGGGAGGAACATCCCAGCCTCAATCAGTTAATCATACTGTACAGATATCTTTTTCTTCGATTGCAGCTCGCAGATGTTTCTTTAACGCTGGTGGCGAAATTAGATTTGATTCGTCAATCAATATTGATAATGTTCCAGCTGACACTAACCTACAAAAAAATCAAGACTGGTATGATATTATATTTAATGCAGGCCAAATAAAATTTGGAAGAACAGTAACTACTAATACAAAACCATCAGGAACTTCTTATGCTATTGGCAATGAGGATTTAACAACTTCATACCAAACTATATATAGAAAAACAGGTAGCATTGCGGGCGGATATTCAGATAACGAATATTATATTGAAGCAAAGTTAGAATCAAATAACACTGATATTACTTTTAATATTGTATTTAATGATTTAGATGTTGGCACCGGAGGAGCAGATGAATATGTTGCAGGAGTTCTTACTAGTGCAGTTTCGCATATTAGAGCATCGGGCTCTTATGTAAGTTCACCAGCCCCGTCGTATGCAAAAACAAGCGATTTATGATTGACATACAATGTATAGTATGTTACATTATAAAAAAGGAACCATAGATGCCATCAATATCTGCTCTTAACTATAATAATATTAGAGAATCAATAGCTGGAAGAGTAGGCAATCAATCTGTTTGGACTGAATATGGGTCATTGACAACTCCACTAACAAGTACAAGCGGATATGGTAGAAGTTTTAGTAGTAATACAGTAGTTGGCGGAAATACACCAGGTGTAAGTGATACAGTAACTGAGCAACAATACTTTGATTTATGGTTGGATATACAAGCGGCACATGTTCATCAAACCGGCACATTAGCAACTGATATTGATCCTACTGACTTTGAACAAGGAGTTGATCAAATTGTTGAACAACATATTACCGACCTAACTACTACAGCAAATACTATTCTAGCATTTAATCATACATCTACAGATTTTCCAACTAGTAGTTTTGATGGTCCAAATCCGTTAGAAACAACAGGCGGAGCAAGTACAACTAGTTCTCGTACTACAAGTTTTGGTGGATCGGCCGACGCAGTTAAAGTTATATCGCACGAAGTTACAGTTGATTTTGGATCTCATCAAGCATTTTTATATTTCTTAGCATCTGGAGGAGAAATACGTTTTGCATCAAACGCAAGTGGAGGAACCACAGGCACTCAGTATACAAAAGATTGGGACTGGGCACAAGTGTTAAATGATGCTGGACAAATACGGTTTGGTAGAGTAAATCAAAATACCTGGCGTTGCGATTCAGTAACAGGCACAGGAACAGGTTATAGTAATGCAAGTATTACAACTGGTTCTCCAACTACAAAGATTTTTGAAAAACAAGGTGGCGGCAGAGCCGGAGGTAATCCAGGAGATGTACCTGTAGCACAGATTTATGATGATAACTTTTTTAGGATTTATGCAAGTACTAATACTGCATTTAATACAGCAACACAACTAAAGTTTAAAATAGAACTAGACGATGGCGATTCTGGAACAGGCGGCCAGGCAGAACCAGGCGGACCAGCAGGGCAGCTAGTAGACGAAAGTGTTACAGCAACAATCAACAGTACAGTATACACTTATACTCCGAGTAGTGATTTTGTTTGGGATAGTACTACTTACAATGCTATCTCATTACCTACTCCAACCGGAACAAAAGATTCCGATTTTTAACTTGACAATGTAGTCTAAAGCATATATACTACTATTACAAGTAGGAGATATTTATGGACGAACGCTTAGAAAAAGCATTAGATTTTAGCAATTACATGATTACTTTAAATAATCAAAAACGTTTGTTAAAAGAACAGTACCACGATAATCTTGTTTATTATTTTAATGGTGGTCAGTTTTCTGTAACAAAAGATCTTATAAGTTTTTGTCAAAGTTTATTGGCACTACATCAAACTGAAACTATATTAGTTGATGATAGTGGTATACCTATTGAAATAGAAGTATTACAAGATTTTGCCAATGAACTCGTAAATGTGTATTGGCAATCAACAAACAAATACTTAACTGAATATAATAAGTTAAAAACAAATAGAACAGTTGAAAGTATTATGGATTTATGACAAAGGGTGTATTGTTATTCGCAAGTAATAATAAATCAGTTGATTATGTAAAGCAAGCTATTTTCCTTGCTAAACGCATACGCAAGTATATGGACTTGCCCACTTCGATTGTTACAGATATAGATATCGAATCTGATGTATTTGATTATGTTATTCACTCCGATGACATGACTAAAAATAGTACTAGTAAACGATATGCCGATGGCGATTTTAGTGATAAAACATTAAAGTTTAATAATAAAAACAGAGCATCTGCATATGAGTTAACTCCTTACGATTCTACTATTGTAATGGATACTGATTATATCATTAGCAATGATTTACTAAACAACTGCTTTGTACAGCAAAAAGATCTTTTGCTATACAAGGATGCTACTCATGTTGGAATGCATAGAATAGTACCCGAGTTTGAAAAAGTAAGTGATACTAGTGTAGATTTTTATTGGGCTACTGTAATCTTTTTTAGAAAAACAGATGAAAACAAAATGTTCTTTGATTTGATCAAGCACATTGAAGAAAACTATATACACTATCGTAATATGTATCAGTTTAAAACAAGTGTATATAGAAACGATTTTGCTTTTAGTATTGCAGTACATATTATGAATGGATATCAAACAGGAAACTTTGTTGGAAGTTTGCCAGGAACAAAGTTTTATGCAACAGACAAAGACGTAGCTGTTGGGATTAAAGACGATGAAATAAAAATACTAGTACAAAAAAATAAAAGACTTGGAGAATACACTGCTGTAAATCTCAAAGGTAGTAACTGTCATGTGATGAACAAGTTTAGTTTGGAGAGAATTATTGACCAATAACTTTACAATGCTGGCACAAAACAGTGGTTTTGATTATGTTAGACAAGCATGTTTAGCAGCAATGAGTATTCATGCTACAAACAAAGATGTTAGTATTTGTCTTATCACTAATGAAAGTGTGCCTACAAAATACAAACATTTGTTTGATCATATCGTTGAAATACCGTGGGGAGATCATGCCAAGGATGAAGATTGGAAAATCAGCAATCGTTGGAAAATATATCATGCTATTCCGTATAACGAAACTGCGGTGATAGATACAGATATGTTAATACTTGAAGACATTAGTAGTTGGTTTGATTTCTTAAGAAACTATGATTTATTTTACACTAGCAATGTGTATACATACCGTGGAGAACTAGTAGATGACAACTATTATCGTAAAGCGTTCAAAAAATACAATCTTCCAAACTTGTATAGTGGCCTCCATTGGTTTAAGAAATCTGACTTAGCACATGAATTTTATACTTGGCTTGAAATGATAACAAACAACTGGGAACAGTTTTATAAATCAGCTAGTTCTGGAAAAAAGTTTGCATTGCGTCCAAGCATGGATGTTAGCGCAGCAGTTGCTTGTAAAATAATGGACATTGAACATTTGATTACAAACAATAAAGTTAAGAATCCTACATTTACACATATGAAACCAAAGATTCAAGGTTGGGACATTAACTTTGCATATCGTTGGCAAGATAGAGTTGGTGTTTATTTTGACAGTGATATGAGGCTAAAAATAGGAAATCATCAGCAATCGGGCATTTTTCATTACACTGAAAAAGATTTCTTAAATAATAGTTTAATGAAAAAATATGAAAAATGTTTAGGAATATAATATGAAACGATTTGTATGTTTTGATGACGATGGAAATATTTATAAAATCTCAAAAGAATCTGATGACAGATTTAAGTTTCTTGAGTGCGACTTTGAAGATGTTAAGAAGTTTATAGAAGGACATTGGAGTTTATTAGACTACAAGGTTGAATATGATTTTATAGATAAAAAATATTATATTAAAAACCAGACACAAGTCGACGAGGACAAGCTGATGTGGTGTTTTCTATATCAGATTCCTAGAACTGTACCTAATAACAAACAAATAGTATTAACTAAAGATAATGTAAAACATGTTTGGAAAATATCTGCTGATCCTGGTTTTATAGAAGATTTAAATGATAAAAAAGTTACAATCGATCTTTCAAACTACTACTTTAGTATAACAAAAAAAGATGACCCAAATGTATTGTATCGATTAATACGTTTTAATAACGGAGATGAAGTAGCGTTTGAAAATGATTTTGAGTTTGACAACGAAGAAGTTTCAGTATATACTATGCGTAGGTTTGATACTTATCATTATGAGGAAATAAATGGCTAACACATTTAGAGTTATTGATTGCGATATTATATATTTGTCATACGACGAGCCTAATGCAGAACAAAACTATGCAGACTTGTGTAAGAAAGTTCCGTGGGCAGAGCGTGTGCATGGTGTAAAAGGCAGTGATAGCGCACACAAAGCAGCCGCTAACAAATCAACTACTGATAGGTTTATTACAATAGACGGCGACAATATTATTGATGAAAAGTTTTTGTCGCAAACAATGGACTTTGATGAAAATACAGATTTGACTAATAAAGTTATTAGTTGGACTGCACTTAATAGTATCAATAATCTTACATACGGAAATGGCGGCATTAAGTGCTGGCCCAAACAACATGTATTAAACATGCGTACACACGAAAATGCACCCAACGATAATCCACATGCACAAGTAGATTTCTGTTGGGATACACAGTACATACAAATGAATGGTACATACAGTACTATTATGAATAATGCTACACCGCATCAAGCATGGCGTGCTGGATTTAGAGAAGGTGTTAAAATGGCACTGGATCAAGGCATGCGTGTTAGTGTAGAGGACTTTCATAAAAATCACTGGAAGAACTTGCACCGTTTGTACATCTGGCTAATGATTGGTGCAGATGTTGAGAACGGCCGTTGGGCTATCTACGGCGCACGAGAAGGATTGTACAAGACAATGTGTACAGACTGGGACTTTGTAAATGTACGTGATTTTGATTGGCTCAATGAGTATTGGGATAGCAAAGATATGGATGAAGACCATATGGAAATAGAAACTGTTGGACTTGGGTATTCACTGATAGACGAACTTGAGTTGCCTATTGCTGCTGAACCACTTGATGGAAATCAAAGTCTATTTTTTAAAACAGTATACAAAAATCCGGCACGTGATAACAGCAAACAATTCTTAGATAGAGAACAATAATGGAACGCAGCGAAAGCGAAGAAATCAAGCGTATCGATAAGATTACGCAGGAAATATCTCCTACGTTTTGCTTTGCCAAGTGGTATCATGCAAACATCTATTTTCAGACAGGTGAAACACATAGTTGTTATCATCCTGCTCCTCACAAGATTGACGCAGCACCGCTATTAGAGAATCCTAGTGCTATACACAATACAGCACAAAAGAAAGCAGAACGTGCTGCTATGATGAAAGGTGAACAACCTAGTGGATGCAACTATTGCTGGAAGATTGAAGCAATGGGCAAAGACTATGTTAGTGATAGAAAACAACGCAACCAAACTATCTTTTTCAAAGAACGCTTGAAAGCTGTCAAAGAAGGCGGTGCTGAGTTTGATGTTAATCCAGAATACTTGGAAGTTTCGTTTGGTAATGAGTGCAACTTCCGTTGTGGATATTGTCATCCAAAAGCCAGCAGTAGATATCATCAAGAGATCAAGCAACACGGTCCTTATACAAACGTAAAGAATCACAGATGCGATATTGACTGGTTTGAAATATTTGAAGAACAAAGCAATCCGTATTTAGATGCATTTTGGAAATGGTGGCCAGAGCTTAGTAAGGACTTGCATATTTTGCGTATTACAGGCGGTGAGCCTACAATACAACAAAGCACATACAAGTTGTTTGATATGCTGGATGCAGATCCTAAACCAGAGTTAGAACTAAACTGCAACAGCAACTTAGGTGGCAAGCCAAAGCAGTTGGAAAAGTTTACAAACCGTGTGAATGACTTGTTGACAAACAACAAGATTAGACGTTTTAAAATGTTTACAAGTATTGACACTTGGGGCAAACGTGCAGAGTATATTCGTGATGGGTTAGACATTGAAGTGTTTGAACGCAACTTAGATTACTTTATGCGCAACTGTGAAGCACCAATGGTTATTATGATTACATTTAATATTTTCAGTGTCACTACATTCCGCACATTGCTTGAAAAGATTCTTGAATGGCGTAAAAAATACAATGATGTAGAAACGCACAGATGGCAACGACTAGGGTTTGATACTCCGCATCTCAAAGAACCTCTACAGTATGATATCAATATCCTGCCTAAAAACTACATGAGTTATATGCACGACCATTTGCAGTTTATCAAAGAGAACACAGATGATAATCGCAAGGATGCATTTAGCACTATCGAGTATGAAAAGTTTCGTCGTGTAGTTGATTACATGGAATCTACAGAATATCCACTAGATAAAGTTATTCAAGGACGTAGAGACTTCCACAACTTCTTTGAAGAACAAGGGCGTAGACGTAATGTCGATCACGAACAAGTGTTTCCAGAGATGTCAGACTTTTTTGAACTTTGTAAGAAATACGTCTAGTGCTTGTTTAGTTTCAGGCCACATATTTTCTTCTAGTTTTTTCATATAAAAATCAACGTCAACTTTCCAAAATGTTTGAAATGTTCCTTTGTACTCTAACTCTATAGGATCTTTTAAATATCCTTGGTTGTGCATAATCTTTGACCATATGCGATGTACTTTACTTTGACTTCCAGTTTCTAATGTATTTGTACTAATATATTGAGGATTTTCTAATCCAACATAGTGCATACACACAGGCGTAAGCATTTGACTAGTCCAATGATTCATAGGAGAGTGTCGATAGTTGTGTACAGCATGGGCACGTTCCCCGTCAACTATATCATTTAATACACATGTTCTAGCACTTATTCTATGTGCATTTTTTCCTAGTATGCCTAACTGTTGCAAACTATGGCTCACACTAGTGCCTACAATATTATCTCCATAGTATAATAAAAATAAGTTTGCATTTTCGTGTTTGTTAATATAATCTATTAACACAGTTTTATTATGATTGTTATAAAACCCTTTAGCAGCAGCACCTTTATAAAAATCTGTTAGATCTTGTGTACCATTATACATTTCTAGTTTATACAAATGTTTGCGTCCTTATAATCTTTTTTAGATTATTATCTACTTCTATTTTATCTACTGCCCGAAGTCTAAATCTTGGAATATATCGATGTTGTTCTACAAAATTTGCCATATCTTTTATATTGCCTGTATAATATAATATACACTGATTTTTAATTTGTTGGCATAATGCAAGTTCTGCACCAGCTGCAACGGCCGCTTTTTCTATTTGTTCAGGGTATACTCTGATAGTATTTTGTTTAAACATATTGTGTTTGCGTCCGTTAATTGTAAATCTATTTCTGTCACCGTTAACACAGTCACCACTAATCCATATGTTAGATTGACTACTCCATTTGCAAGCAATCTGCCCGTTTACAATATCAACTTCTGCACCCGGAGTAATACTATCTATAGTATATGTATTTTCTTCTTCGCTGTACAACACCATAGGAGGTACTTCAGTACTACCGTATACATTGTATACTTTTCCTGGATTATGCTCACGTAGCTCGTCCAGCATACCTGTTGGTGTAAAATCACTTCCTGTAATAACAGTTTCTAAACTACTATAATCTAGTGTCTTCCATCTATCGTGTTTGTGTAATACTTTCCAAACATTGGGTAATAATAATGTATGTGTCGGACGTATTTCGTGTACACGATTTACATAGTCAATGCCTTTGAATGTTTCGATGTATAGTTCGCAATCTAGTTTTAATGCAAGGTATACACTTAGCACACTAAACGCAATACCGCGAGGAGAATAGTAACTGAGTATTTTACTATTTTTATCTAACCCTAGTGTTTTAATATTTGCATCTACAACTTGTTCTATGGTTTCTTTGGTATGTCCAATGTCCTGCGGAAATCCAGTTGTACCGCTAGTACTTAGATTAAGAAACTGATCACCTCTATAGCCATAGCTATATCCATTTTGCCAATACCAGTTGTGTAATAGTTTAAGAACGTTCTGTTCCCAGTCTGGGTTGTTACTGTAACAATTCACAGGATTACTTAGTGTGTAATCGCTTATCCATTGTTCGGATATTTGTTCACCGTCTATAAAAATTTTCATTTATTTCTCGTTGATACAAGCAGGAAAGTTTTTTTCAGTACCGTCGGTGATTTTTTTAGCAATCTTGTAAGGTGTAAATCCAAACATAAAAGGAAAAAATGCGTGTAATATGCCCATTATAAAAATACCAAGTCCCAAAAAACTATAACATATTGCTATAAAACAATGTGTAAAATAGTTAGTATTTGCTTTTTTTAAATGTTTCCAATCAAATAACATACTTTACTCTCCTTTGAAGACTTTTTAATATGTTATCATTATAGCATATTTTTTAGTGTAAGTCAACCCATGTTGTTCCGGTATATCCTTGGAACTTGTTATTACTAGTGTTAAACAATATCATACCTGCTTCTGCTGTCATACTATCTCTGTCAGCAAATGTAGTACCTCTAGCTTTAAATACTGGAACTTCTAATACGCCCTTGTTGTTGAACTCTAGTCTATTTTCTGTATTTGTAACATGTGTATTAGACGCTGAACTTAGTTGTATACCAAAACTTGACGGCATAGTATTTCCAGTTGCAGCCGGTGTCCCGTCAACTTTAAATCCAAAAAGCCCACCACGTTTGTATTCAGTACCGTTGTATCCCCAGCTTTCGATACTTAATAGTTCGTCATTGTTTAATAATGATGTTTTAGAATTGCCTTCGCCTCTGTGTGCAAGAGAGTCAATCGAGTCAGTTTGTATACTTAAACTATCAGCAATAATATTTACTTCGTCATTTTCATTACCAATGTTTACCTTATCATTTACACCACTAATAAGTGTTCCATTGCTTGAACCTGATACAATATTAATAAATCCATCTTCGCCTTGTGTGTCATATGCAACTGCTCCAACAAGTCTTCCCATAAAATCAGCTTTGTAAGTTGGCGAGCTTTCCAGGGACAATCTCATTACCGGTGTGCCATCGTAATGATTTAAGTTGGCTCTTACTTCTGTGTCAGCTCTAGTTGCTCCAATATTAACTATAGGACCTCTTGCAACTGCATCATCTTCAGGATAAACAGGATGAGCAAGTCCACCGTAAAACTCCCATTGATCGTATCCACCAGTATTGTTGTGTCCAGTTAGTCGTGTAGCAATATCATCGCCTGGCTGTATAGCAAGTAACTCTCCAGTAAGATTTCCTGTAACATTGCCTGTTACGTCTCCAGTTACTCCGCCTATTACTTCACCAGTATGTGTACCTGTAGTATCACCGAAAAAATCTCCGTAGCTAGTACCATTAAAGTCACCGTTAAATGTACCGTATATTACACTATCAGCAGTTATACTTCCTGTAAGCTCACCGTAAAACGATCCAGTAATACTGTCGGCATTAATAGATCTTGCTCCAGTATTAACAATAGCTTCGCCATTGCTATCTACAATGTTTCCGACAACATCAGCAATAACCAATCCAGTATCACCATCAAATGCTAACCCCTCGTTGTCGTCGTATACACTACCAGTAACACTACCAGTTAGATTGCCTGTGGAAGATAAAATAGTATTACCTTCTGTATCTTCAATGGTTCCAATCAAAGAACCATACAAGTTTCCAGTTTCAACATCAACTAATATAATACCGTCAACATCAACAACACTGGCTTTAATCTGTCCCTGCCAGCTATCAACAATAACTGTTTCGTCTGCTGTAATAATATCTAGTCGGTATGCTTCACCTGGTATAAAATCGGTCATTTTTGTTGGTTCCTCTTCTCTAGTATTTATCACATTCTGTTCTTGACTTGTTGATTAAAATATGTTATAACTAGTTATATGTATGATATAATCTTTATTGGCGAAAAAAACAAACAGTGGAACTCTGCAAAACAAAGATTTCCTCTTTTAAAAAATGCAGATACTCTTGAAGATGCAAAGCGTATTTGTATTACAAAAATGTTCTGGGTAGTGTGGCCTGACATTGTAATAAACAATGATTTTAACTTTGATTACGAACCAGATGCATGGAGCACTGATTATGTTCATGTATTTAAAAATAATGAGTTTTATGATGGTGTTTCGCTAATACCTAAAAATGCAACAATATCAGACAGAGAGTTGCAGCATAGATTTTTTGTTAACAAAAAAGAAGTAGATATACAAGCAAGTGTGCCTGCTCCGTATGATATATTCAACATTGATACATATAAAGAATACTTAAACGCATTAGAAACTAGCACAACTGATATGTTTTGGATGAGTACTGCTAATATTAGTATTGATACAGAGTTTGTTGACACGTTCTACATATCACATCACGAACAGATTGATAGAAAACAAAACCATGCATTTATACATCAAGTAGACGGCGAAGATTTGTACAATGGTTTATTTTTATGCAGCAAACACGTTCCGTTAAGTAAACGAGAAGTAGAATATAGATTTCCTGTAAATCGAAAAGAACACGATATAGTTACAAGTGTTGCTGGTAAGTACAATATATTTAATGTTGTTGATACATATGAAGAATATATAAACGCATTAGAAACTAGTACAACTGAAATGTTTTATATTATTCCCCCAACGGTAACAGTTTGTAAAGATTTTATGTTTGATGATTATTTTGAACATTCTAATAGTTTTGATAGACGTATTAATCATGTATTTCTAAATGGCAAGTTTCATGATGGTATTATACTTTGCAGTAAATATGCTAAAATCAGTAAACGTGAATGGCACTTTAAATTTATTGCTAACAAAAAAGAAGTAGATATACAAGCAAGTACACCTAACCCTTACGATATTGTTTTTATTAGTTATCAAGAACCAAATGCAGATGAAAACTTTGAAAATCTAAAAACTAGATTTCCAGATAGAGTAATACATAGAGTACATGGTGTCAAAGGAATACATCAGGCACATATCGAAGCAGCAAAGGTATGCAATACACCTATGCTTTATATAGTTGATGGCGATGCTGTAGTTGTTGACGATTT